GATTTGCGGCCTTTGCCTCTTGCTCTGTAAGGTTTGCTAACGCTTGGGCAAATGCTCTCTCTGCCTCCGCAAGACCTGTGAGGCCACTATCTGCCAAACCTACGGCTGTGAGGAAATCATGTAAAGCATCTGCCCCATCTGCGATGTTCTGTGCTAACGCCGCAAGTTTTGGCAATAACGGAGTCAAGACCCCGACTGCAAGCTCAGTAAGCTCTGCATTCATGCGTTTTTGCGAGTTTTCAAAAGACCCTGCTGTTTTTTCCGCATCACCGATGGCATCGGTTGACCCTGCAATTAAGAGATTAAGTCTAGCCCTGACTTTTTCTTCATTTGTAATTTCATTGATATTCTTGCGAATACCCATGCGGTTAAGCTCGGCTTGTAAGGTTGACTCGGTAATAACAATACCAAACCGCCTGACCGCTTCATGGTTGCCAACGAGTGCTGATTGGAATGCCGCCATGACATCTGGGTCTTGGGCGTTTTGGAAAGACGCAACGTCTGTTGAGAGCTTTGTCAACTGAACTGATAAATCTGCGGCCTCACCTCTCGCAAAACCAAGCGGCACAAAAGTATCTTGAACCGATGCCGCCATGCCCTCAAGCTCTATGATTGAGCGACCTGTTGCGTCTGCAAATGTATTTAACTCTTTGGTTACATCACTTGCAAAAGCTCCGAACACTGTTGCAGATTTATTCCGCATCTCCTCTGCGGCACTGGCTAGGTTGATAAGCGCATTAGCACCTCTGGCGACTTGAAACACCATGACACCGCCAATAAGTGCCTTTGCACCCGTGGCAATGCGGTTAAAACCTTTATTAACGCTGTCTGTGGCTTTTTTGGTGTTACGCTCAAGCTGTTTGAGCTTGGCATTGACATCTTTGAGGTCTGCCTCAACACGAACTAAAATTGTGTCAACTGTTGTCGCCATTAGTCAGGATACCTCAACATCATATCTTCCAATTCGTTTTTGGTTAGAGGCTTCTCACCTACCCTGTTTGCCTCCTGATAGCCATACAGGACAATAAACAATTCCTGTAATCCCATCTCCCAAAATTCTGATGGCGGTATCCCTACAACTCCAATCCCTGCACCGATTAAATCATCCCAAGGGATTTGCTCTATTGGTTCACCGCCTCTGGCTTTCCCTCATCCTCATCGCCCCCCATAAGCGAATTTGTGAGAATATTTGCAACCGCCCCCAACGCATTGACATAACCTGCATCCCATACCAGCTTTTTTATGTCGGCATCACTCAACTCATTACCACCGCCTTTTAAAGCGGTCTGTAAGACCTGTATAAGCTCGCTGAGAGGCAAATCGCCGTTGGTTAGGTCTTGGGTCGTCTTTATCAAAGACCGCCCCAAATTGCGCTCCAACACCATTATGGAGTTTAGATTTAGTTTAGTTTTGTAAGTTGAGCCATTTAGCTCAATGTCCAATTCTCCTCGAATTGCGTTTGCCATGTGGCACTCCTATTTCTTACTTTTGGATTCCTCAAGTTTTACGTCTGTGGTCTCACCACGCCCTGCGACATCAACAGTGTGGACAATGTTATATTTGTCTTTACCGATGACGACTGATGTGACTGCTGATAAGTCAACAGCCCCGCTTATGTTAAGCATCATCTTTGATGCGTCAAACATTGCTGAGTGCTGGTCATCCCCAACGTCAACTGTTACGTTTACCCAAGCCATTAGACTGTCGCAAACGTAATTGTGCCAGAGCTTTCAAATGTGAAGCTATATGTAACTTCGCCATTGAACTCGCCAGCATATTCCAAAGACTGCAACATGAACGCCCCTGTGAATGTTCCAAAATCTGGAACAAGGAATTGATAGTTGCTGAACGTGGATGAATCAAACTTACTGCGTAAGGTTGTCTCCGATGCGCTGTCTGTAAACACACCTGAACCTGTAACAGTCATGCTATTAACACCGCCCTGTGCAAGCAATGTTCTTGCTCGTCCAGAGTCTTTGTTTGTCACATCAACCGCTTCGTCATTCATTGCCAAAGCCGTGCTACGCATACCTCCAATGGTTGTGAAAACCTCTGGTGATGCGCCATCGCCAATTTTCATCAATAGGGCTGAACCTTTTTGTGCCGCCATTTTACTAGTCTCCTAATCAAATACAACGGCTCGAAATCGCATGACTCCATGCCGTGTGATGCCATCTTGCTCTAATAAGGTTGTTTCAAACTCATGTCTGATATTGACCAAATTAGCACCTGTTACACTTATAGCAGAGTTGTGTAATTGAGTATATATTTGTTGCATGATTTTTTTGATGTCTTGGAGTCCACGATACTGTGACCAAACGTGTATCGTCAAAGTATGCTCGTGAGCATCAACATCCTTGGTTCCATTCTCTGTGGCGGTCTCCTCACCGATAACAACATACGGATACGCTGTCTGTTCTGGGACATCATCAAACACGCCAGTTATTGCCGCCCCGTCATAATCGACTAGGCTTGCACCATTGAGCTTGGTGAATATCGCTTGCTGTAGGGGCCAACTGTGTAGACTCATTTTGCTTTTAGCTCCGTAAATTTCTTACGAATATATGGCCTTGCTCTCTCGGCTGATGGTTGCATGAATGGCCTTGCCGCCATCTTGCTTGTTCCATACTCAAGCATTGATGAATAACCTGCCTTACTTTCCACTGTGCCAGATAGACCGCCTGTCTGTATTTGCACGTTGATGTTGCTTGCAAGGTTGCCTGTGTCACTGGCTGGGTATTCACCTGCGGCTGATGCTTGATGTGATTTGCCGCCCCTTGAATAGATTTGACCTGATTTGGCTCCCCGCAATATCTCTGTCACCGCAATGTCCAAAATCTTAAAGCATCCAGAATAAACCGCATCTTTCGCTTGCTTGCGATACTGCGCCGAAACCTTATCAACCCTTGTCTTATGCTCAACATCAACCGATACCCTCATGTCGCAACCCCTTCCTCACAAAGAATATCAAGAAACCTGTTGCGTGTATCCCGATTGATAACCCTGCGAATGTTGAATATGCGAGAATAATTTACGCCGCCATCTGCGAAATCATACTTGAGACGGTTCTTGTATGTGACATCACGCCTGAAGCGTATTGTAATCATGTGAGTAACACGCTCCTCAATCTGGTCGCCAAAAAACCTGTCACCACCAGCTAGAGGTTTTATAGATGCGTTAACTGTCGCAACATCTGAAAATGATAAATCAGTTGAACCGCCGCCATCTGCCGAACCCGACTGCGACTGTATCTTGACCTGATGCCGCATTGCCCCAATCATTTTAATATCCTGATACGCTGTCGTTGAACGGGTCTGTGCTGAAATTCAACACCTTATAGGGGTCAAGCAAATACTTGATTGAATGAGGCAATGGGTTCTGCGGTTTCCCATAGGCATCGCCTCTGTTCTCATACATAAATGCGATGTGGCTCAAAAGCCCTTGAATGATTGCCTCTGGCACGTCTGACCTTGTCGCTCCATAACCTGAGACATAAGTGACCTCAATGGCATTGGCGACCCTCAAGGCTGTGGGCCATGTTTCTCCATTGCGAAGCACAATCCTAGCTGGCTCACGTTGATTGTCTAAATAATATTTTGATGACGCAAGCGTTGTCTCTGTATCCGCATCATCGAATGTTTTGACATGCGTAACGCTCACAACGGGCGGTCTGGGGAGTTGTAAATACCGCCGCCTGATGGTCATATCAGGCCCGATGCGTGTGCCTTCCCATAAGGGTTGGTCAACTTCATCGACGTAGTCAATGCTATATTTAAGGGTTCGATTTAAAAGACTGCGCCCCAAGTAATTCTCAACATACATCCTTGAGGACTTAATCATATTGGTGATGACTGTGGTTTCTACACCATCGTCAATGTGTGCATATTCACGCACATTGTCTGCGGAAATCGGCTCGTCAGTAACATCCGTAACAATGGTAAGACCCGCCATAAATCACCTATTTCTTTGCTTTGGTTTTTGTCTTGGTTTCTTTCGGGGCAACAACTTTTGCCTCTGCCGCATAACCAGCCTCGACCAAAGATTGTGCTATTTTTGCTTGCCAAGGTTGCCCTGTCTCAACAATGTCACCGACCTCGTAATAACGAGTCGCTGAACCATGCTCATCGGCGGCGGCCTGACATCTGTGTATAATTTTAATAGTCATATAAAGCTCCTAAAAGGTGCGGGGCAAAGAGGAGAACCCCGCACCTCCAGAGGGATTACTTACGCATTATGTGGTGTGAATGCGTTGTCTCCAGTGTGTCGTGCATGACCACGAACAACCATTGCTCCAAGCGGCGTTCCGTTTGTGTGTGTGCCTGTCTTGGCTAAAACAACACGGACATATCTTTTTCCACCGACGTAACCAACACGATAGATGAGACCTGCTGTATCAGGGTCTCCTCCTGCGGTTCCGTCCAGCTTCAAAAAGATACCGCCAGATGCGATTGTGCCATCAATGATGTCTGCTTGGGCGCAATCTGTATAAGTTGAGTCATCATCAGAATGCTCTAATGAAACCTCGAAATATACAGAGCCAGACAGAGTATCACCCTCTGCACCTACATCGACGAGAATGGTTGCGCTCTCATAACCTTTAAGGTCAACACCTGAACCATTTGCGGCGGCATTACGAACTGCGGCGGCAAGTGAAATTGCAGGGTTTATGGAATTTGATAAATCATACATATCTTACTCCTTATGCGCTAACTGTTTGGGTTCTGATTGCTTCAGCAAGAACAACCTGACCACCAACACGCTTACGGGCGTAGTAACGGACATTGCCGCTTGTCGCTTGCGTGAATGGGTCACGGAGAACTGCTAGACCAACTCGGTCAACAATCATATAACCACGGCTAAAATCACCAAATGCAACTGGCTTCGCTGAAGCGGCTACATCTGGCATGTCTGGCATCTCAACATATGGATACCCAAGGATTGTGTTTGGAACGCCGCCTGTGAGCAACATACCAGCTTGGAATACATACTGACCTGCGGTGTCTTGCAACTTACGAATGGCGGCAAGAGTTGTGCGGTTAAACACAAATGTTGCGTTGTTCGTGTAGTCAGACTTGATTGCGTGAA